TGCTTCAAGGCTTCATAGATCGCTTTCAGGCCATCGACAAGGCCAGAGGCAACAAGCGCCTCCTGCATGGCCTGGACTGATTTATTCAGCCCCTCGCTCATGTCGTTGGCAGAATCGGCAACCTGCTCTTGCTCCTGCCGCAGATTCCCGAGTTCAGCTTGTAGCTTCGCGCTCTCGCCTTCAAGGTTTCCCGTGTCCACACCGGCCTTGTCCAGCGCGTTGCCCATATCGTCCAGCTTCTTGGTTTGCTGATCGAGGGAGGCGCTGGTCTTGTCGATCTGCAGCTGCTTTTCGAGCATCTTGTTCTGGAGATCGACATCGGAGCCACCGGCTTTTTCCTGTGCAGTTTTCAGATTCTCATACTGCTGCTTCAAGGTTTCCAGCTTGGCCTTCGTCTTCTCGACGGCCTGCTGCTGCTTGGTGTAGGCGGTAATATCGCTCTGCTGACGATTGAGGGCATCTATCTTGCTTTGCAGCTGGGCGATTTGATTCTGAGCGCCAGAAAAGGCGGACTGAAATTGTCCGCTCGTCGTTGCGCTCAACTGGAACATCATCTGGTATTCTTTGAAGCTCGGCAAAACAGCGCCCTCCTCTCATCGTTCTTTTGGCTTGTATTCTTCGATGGTGTCATTGTTTGAGATCAGCCAATCTCGAAGCTCGCGGAGAGTTACCGAAAGCCAAAAAGAAACAGGCGTTGTCCAGTTCTTCGCCAGAATCAACGCCTGTTTCCGAATCCACTCTCCTCCGTCGCCGCCTACGACTCCGAGCCCATCAAAAAATTTCTGACCTTGCTCCGCATGCGGTTGTAGTCCTTCAGGGACATGAGCTCGAAAGCGTCAGAACCGATCGGAGAGGTACAGGCCTTGGCCGCGATCCTGATGATGTACTCGCCAGAGAACGCCGGCACCGCGACCTGTATGCCGCGAATGGCAAGCTCCCTCTCGACGTTGAGACTGTCCCTGCCGGTCAAGCTGTCGAAGTCGAAGGAAAGCTCGGTGTACTCCGTGCCCTCGTAGGAGAGGGGCTTCTTCAGCTTCAGTGTGAACAGGTTTTCAGCTTTCTTCGCTTCTTCCTTCGCCTGTTCCAGTTCCTCTTCATCCATGCTGTTGATGTTGGTGATATTATCCATGGTGCTCTCCTTTCGTCGGTAGGTCAGGCGAGATTACTTGCCCAGCGCCTTGCGGACGTCGGCCATGTAGTCCACGCCGTTGATGACGCACTTGTAGTTCCAGGGATCGATCTCCCACAGCTGCTTGCCATCCTTGTAGGCGGCGTAGTAATACACCGAGTACTCGCCAGAGGCATCAGCGGCAGAGGCAGGGGCCACGTTGCCGGGCTTGAAGTTCTTGGGCATGATGACATAGACGTACTTGTCGGCCATGACTTCCTTCCGCTGCTTCGTGGTGTTCCAGTACTGCTCCGCGACGCGCATCTCCAGATTGTGCTTCTTGGGCGTCAGCAGCTTCACGGCGGCGTCGGTCGCGCTGCGGAACTCCAGGCCCAGGGTCATAGAATCGACCATGCCGATCAGCACAGCCTCGACGTTACCGCTGATACCGGCGCCGGTGATGGTCTGGGTGATGAAGTTGATGTCGGGATGGGTTGCCTTGGCCACACCAACGAAATTCGTTTTGCCCTCGAACAATTCAAAATCGATATATGCTTCAGGCTGCTTCATGGTGTTTCACTCTCCTTTCGATTACGCGAACGCCTCTTCGAGGTAGCTCACGTCGTATTCCAGGGTGAAGTCGATCTCCTGCGCAGGGGACGGCGGGGTGATGAAGATGTGGAGCTTCACGATGCCAGCCATCAGGTTGGTCATCGGGTTCTCTGCTTCCAGCATCTCGCAGCGGCCACCGAGAATGTACCCGGAGCCGGTCAGGCCGTTCAGCCAGATGTTGCAGGAATCCACGATGCTGTCCACCATGCGGCGGGTCATCGGAGTGTCCAGCTGATCCCAGAAGGTCTGAATCAGCGTGTTCGCCACCCAGTCGAACATCCTGCTCACCGGGATGAAGTAGTCCTTCACGTCGGTGTTGGCAGGATAGCAGGCGGTGTAGTTGCCCCAGCACTTGAAGCCGCCCATGAAGTTCAGCACCGTCACGATGCCGTTGGCGTTCAGGTTGTTGGCATGATCCAGGGACAGGATGACCTCGGTGCCGTCCGCCAGGATCAGAGCATCACACTGAACGTTGTGGTTGGACGGGCTGGCATAGGGCGCGCCGTACTCGTCATCCACCGCCGCCAGCAGGCCGGCCAGCTGGGTGCTCATGTGGAACTTGTAGTCGCCCAGCTTCAGCATCGGCCAGCAGACGATCTCGTTCTCGTCGGTGAAGTTGTTGCTGGCCTTCGCCGCCACCGCAGCGCTGTAGGTCGTTACGGTGCTGGTGTCCAGGTCGATCAGCGTCTTGCCACGGAACATACCGTTGACGCTGTCGGCCTTCGCGGCCATCACCGCGGCCACGGTAGTGTTGTGGGAAAAGCCAGGAGCGACGAGCAGATCAGGAACGACGCCCAGGACAGTCATGCACAGATCAACCTTGTCAATGCCGGCAGCGACCGCAGCGGCGTTGACGGAGGCGGGAGTGACGACATCGTAGGCAATGTTCAGGGACGCCTCGGTGTAGTGGGTGCTGTCAGGCAGCAGCTCCACAACCATCTTGCCGTCCGCGTTGTAGTATACGGAGTAGTCCGTGTCCTTCACATAGGCGGTGCCATTGCCGCCAGCGGCCTTGACAACCAGGGCATCGCTGTCGATGGCGGTCACGGTCAGCTCCACCTTCTTGGCGGTGACGGGCTTGTCCGCAGCCGCAACAGCGGACTTCATGGTGGCGGGATCGAGCAGGTTCACAAAGATCGCGGGCTGCATGCCGAACAGCTTGAAGTGGCTGTATGCAAACTCGCACAGGGGATAGGTGTCCCAGTCGTCACTCCAGCCGAACGCCTCAACGAACTCCGCAAAGGTCGTGCACAGCTTGGGGATGCCGACCGTGGCGGGGTTCTCGGCGCTCTGAATGGGAGACAGACCGACGACAAAAGGAATACCGGATTCAACCTCAACGGGAGTGCTGACAGCGGTGCTCTCCTCGTTGACGTAGACGCCATGCTTAGCCATGTGTAATACCTCCTTTTATTTCACCTCGGCCACGAGCCTCTTGTACTCCGTACTCAATCTCGTGCCGGGTGTCTTCACAGAAATGCGATCAGCGGCGAGTGTTTCGCCGCTGACGATCAGGTTGCGGATGCGCGGATACTTCTGGATCGCGCTATCCAGGGCTGCGATTACTTCCTGGCGTGTGCCAGGGTAGATCGTTCCCCGCTGGATCACACCGCGAATGGACGGCCCGATGTAGACGTAAACGGATTCTACCAATACCGCACCTCCCTTTTGATGGGCGGCAGCTCCCATGTGGTGATAGCTTCGCCCAGGTAATAGGGGTAGGTGTCGTCCTGGTATACCAGGTCTTCCCACCCCGCGCCATCTTCTTTTGACAGATCAAGCTCAAAGGCGTTGTCGCCGATCAAAGGATTCTTCAGCAGCGATATCCGCAGCCGCTCCATCAGGTTGATCAGCATCAACGTCCCTTCCTGTTCATCGTCGCAGTACACACAAAAGATCGAGCGAACAATCGCCTTGCTTTGCAACTGTTCACCCGTAGGCTGTTTGCTTGCACTGTTGACCATCTGATGCAGGATATAGGGTGCCTTTTTCGTGCTCTGTTTCATGTTAGGCAAACGTCCGATATAGACGTCGGCCGGGCGTTCGATTGCCACGGCGTCGCCCTTCTGCAGCTGTGTCGGAAGGAGCATTTCGGATGTGGCCTCTACCGTCCTTTCCTTCAATGCTTCCAGAAGCGAGGTCTTGGAAAGACCGGGCAATGGGTCGTTTATCTTCATGCTCACCCTCCTATGCCAGCCAGAATACGGCTGATTTCGTGGTCAATTCTCTGCTCAAACGTCGTGGAGATTACTTCATCCATCTGCTGGATGATCTTCTCGTTCTGCATCATCTGGCCGGTTGACGGACCGTAGAGCGTCTTCACACCGCCTGTAGTTCCAAACTCGTGCTCATGCGCATCTGCTATACCATACACAGGCGTTGCGAATGCGTGACGCAGCGTTGCGGTGCTGCCAGACTTGACCGTAGTCGTGAGACCGCCGTCTTTCGACCACCGCGTTTGAAACTGAATGAGCGGGATTACCTGGCCTGCGAATACGATGCTCACGGATGAAGCGCCGCCAGAGCCACCAGACACATTGGCCTTGATCT